GTTTGGTGTTTACCTTAGGGGCTGATCAAACTTTAAATAAAAATGCCTTCCCCACATTCGAGATCCCGGTGTGGGGCGCGGTCGTCAGATCGCGTCGGTGTGCGCATTGGGTGCCGCCTTTCAGCTAAAAGGACGTATACAGTTCTCCCTGCAATCCACTAGGGAAGTGGTGACCGAGGGGGATCGCGTAATCTGCATTCCACAGTGTGGTCAGGTTTCTTCAACAATTCCTGCAGCAGACTAGCCTATAACCTGAAATGGCATCGTACCCGTCCCGTTGGACGTGACGCACGTAAAGCCTTTAGGAATCATTCTGCGCCGGCACCGCAGCGATTCGCACTTAAAGTTAGATAGTGCACATGAAAAGCTATGATAATGTCGGTCCCCCGCTCTAAACCCCTACATACGCTTTCTGGGCCCTTAAGCAAGGCCTACCACGCCGAAAACTCGGAGAGCATCCCACTCGCTGAGCCATTAGGTCACAGCGCTTTCATACCTTTGCAACCTTCTGCCCCAATTTTTCGCCGTGCGTCTGTTGACTCCATATCGTCACTGAACGCTAGCGCAATGTCTTACGCTGCAGCAACCAAAACCAATCTACCACATTGTGTCCATTGTCGTGAGGAGAACATCCCACCAGCGCAGTGGTCACGTCATGTGACTATGAATGGTCTACCACCATGTGTCGCACAACGTAAGTCTCACAATAAACCATCAAAAGCTCAAGGTCAGAAGAAATCTACCACTCCCCCCCCAGACTATTTCTCTGGGGATGGCCGAGCCCCACGAAGCGGGACTTTTGCGCAGAGCGGCGAAGGCTCTGGGCTCGGCCCTCTGGCAAATGGTCTTACTCCCATTCGAGATCATCAGCTGGATCCTGCCCCCGTGGGCAATCACGCTCATCAAAATTGTAGTCGTCGCCACTGCCGTGGGGGTGGGGGTCTATGTGACAAAAAAATCCGTGCACGAGACCATAACAATCACGACAACAATCAAAGAGCAAATCCGCGGCCTAAACTGGACCACCCTGGTAAAGCACGCGGAGACAAACGCAAAGGCCCTCCAACTCAGATTGGTGTCTGCTCATCGCGAGCTCAACAGTGCCTTCGAACTGATGGACACTATCAGGAAGCAGGGCCTCATGAAGACCCTAGCCCAACAAGCCGACCAGGAGATGCGGGAGAGCAAGTTGGGCAACATGTTGCAAACGCTGCAGGAGGACACTCTCCTATACGGCCCACGCAAACGCTCACTTCCGGAGCTCACCAACAACACCAACCACTCATCCCCAACTCAGCGGCTGGAACACGAGTGGAATTCATGGATGGTATTCATGGACATCCTGCTGGGCAACAGTCCGGTGGAAACGGTCCTATTCCAGGGGTACACAACCAACCTCTGCGAGATGCTACCACCATCAACAACCCACTACGTATACACGAGTCAGGCTTATCGGGCGTGCAAGTGCGTGACCAAAACATTGGTTCTGACGCGCTGGTGCGAGATAACAAACAATCAGGCGGTGTCCAAAGCCCAAGCCCTGTTGGTGTTGTCCCCCCCCGCCAACCGCTCAAGCCCGCTAGCAATACCGTATATAAAGCCGCTCCCACCACATCCCCGCTAAGCGATCGAGCTTACCAGGAAGCAATGGCAATTTACAACTCTGCCGTTAAGAAACATCACAACGCTATCGCCAGGAATGCTGCATTACCACCTGCAGAACGTAAGGAGGTCCCTGAGCTACCTGACAAAATACCAACACAACCCATCTCAACCAATAAACATTATAAAATTGTCAAGAAACCAAACATCATCAAACGTTTCTTTGGCAAGAAAACAGCCACCATGGACTATGACCAGGTCATTAACCCGATCAAGGCCCCATTGGTTGAGATGCGCAAGAAGATGCGTTATGAGAAGATTGCCCCTGTCATCGCTGAGGACCTTTTGCTTTTTCTTATTATTAATAAACACCCGCGTTACCCTAATGAATTCACCAAAATTGACCACATGCATAAGCTCGCTCAAAAATGGGTCAAGGATAACGGCGAGGATATCAACGACGCTGCCACTATGCATCGTTATTTCGACACCATCAACGTGGCCATTTCCGAATCAGAGACCACGTACCACTCCACCCATTTGAACCTAGATGAGTCAGCCTGGCCAACTTTCACTGAGCGACTCCGTTCTGTGCAACGACATGCACATTCCGCTGCGGGTTTCCTCAGCCGGGTAGCGACACGGTGTGCTACCCGATTGCAGCGAACCCGGCTGCCCCGTACACCATACGGGCAACACCAACTTGGATCGAAGACTATTGCGCAGGGTGCAACACAATTAGCAGCCCTGCGAGCTGGAAACATTTCAGCCCTAGTCATGCCAAGTACGTCGGCGCTGCTTTAAAATCCATCCCCGGACTCCCCCTTATCGGCAAGGGTTGTGTTGAATCCGGTAAATATCTAAGTTTCTTCAAATTGCCGATGCCATACTGGGTGGCCACAGCTATCCCCAGAAAGTGCCTTTGCAATGAAGTTGTGTCACTTACTAACCGTCTTGCAAAGGACACTAAATTTCTTGATGAGCATGGTGAATTGGGTATGGAACAGTCCCCACACGATACCATGTTTCGCGACATCATCAATGAAATGTCCGCCAAATTACTTCTACATTACCACCCTGAGGACCTTAAGACTCGCCTTAATAAGAACAAAGGTAAACTCCGTAGCCGCTATGAGAACGCAGCCATGGAAGTTTATGAGGATGGGTTCCATGCTGTTCGCGATTCAGCAATTGGTATGTTTATCAAAGTAGAAGATTATAAGTCATTGGCGTGTATACTAAATAATGTTGGCTTACCAACTGAAGCCAAAGACCCCCGCATGATTGCCGGTCGTAACCCAAAATTTAACCTTGGGTACGGCCGGTTCACCACCGCGCTTGAACATGCTATGGTTGCTGCATTCCCGCAGATTATGAAGGGTAGAAATGCCCTACAACGCGGACAAGCATTCCAAAAACTAGTTCTTTCAACATCGGGCCACTACTTGAAAACCGATTTTTCACGGTTCGATAGTACCCAACACATTCACCTCCTGCGCACCTTCGAACTGGGCATTATGCGTGGTATCCTCCCTTATGAAGAGTTCGAGCTGTTCAAACAGTATTGGATTCTTAAAATGATTAAGAGGGGAACCTATTCGCACGGCCTAAAATTCAAACTTTTTGGTTGCCGCGGGTCAGGTGATATGGATACTGGCCTTTTTAATACGTTGATTAACTATGCTACAGCTGTGTTCTTCCTCCGTTCTAACGGATTTGACGAGACCAAATTCATCGTCGACGGTGATGATGGTGTCATCTGGGTCCCCACCAAAAATTATGTGCCGACTTGGCACCTATTCGGCTTGGACATAACGGCCGAAGTCGTGAGTGACTATCACGACGTAACCTTT